TTTGCAGGAAAACGATGCTGCCGTGCATGACTCCGAACATGTGCCTTCCGCACGGAGGATGCGCGGGCGCAGCGGTTTCATCTCCGCCACCGACCCATCAACAAGGCTGGCAATGCCCTGTTTGCAAGAAGGTTAGCGCGCCATGGGCGCCATCTTGCCAAAACAGCGCATGCGGCATTGACTTAACGGCTCCGGCCAGCGCAAAGGTCTCGCCATGATCTTCCTCACCGGCCTCGCCATCACCCTGATCGGCGCCTTTCTATTCACCCGCTATGGCGAGAAACGCTGGTCATGGGTTCCTTTCTGGGCCATGCCAGTGGGCGCGGTCGTCATGATTGACGCGATTGTGACGAGGCTTTCCCTGCTACACTGATCGCGTTTTCTCCTTTGTCATTTGGCCCGCCTCGCGCGGGCTTTTTCTTGCGCGTTCGCGGTTCGGGGCGTATGCTTGCCGGACTGCGTTAGACAACCTAGGAGAAACCAGTGCTCATCCCTATCGCCGATGTTCTGGCGCTCATCCCCGTTTCCCGTGCCACGCTGTATCTGCGCATGCAGGAGTCCGACTTTCCGAAGCCGGTCAAGATAGGCGGGCGCGTCTTCTGGAAGTCCGAAGAGATTCACGCCTATATCGATTCGAAGCAGGAAAAAGCGGAGGCGTAATGCCGCAATACTTCAAAGAACATGGCGAACGCCTGGTAGAGCTGGGGTACCGCATCCTGCCGTTGCCGCCTGGCAGCAAGGGGCCAAGGCTGAAAGACTGGCCGCATGCCCACCTGAGCGCCGCAGACGTACGCAGGATGGCCGCCAACGGCTCGGCGCAGGCAGGCATAGGGGTAATAGCCGCGACCACGCCTGCGATTGACGTCGACATCCTGGACCCCGAGGTCGCGGAGCGCATGTCGCAGGAAATAGACCGGATCTTCGCCGGCCAGTCGCTCATGACGCGCACGGGCCGCGCGCCGAAGTTTCTCATCCCGTTCCGGTCCGACGAACCCTTTCGCAAGCTGTCATCAGGAGTCTACACAGATGGAAAACACGAACATCACGTTGAAGTCCTCGGGGACGGGCAGCAATGGGTTGCGTATCATCTTCACCCCGCTACAAACAAACCTTATGAGTGGTGGAACGGACTGGACGCAGAAGGGATCGTCGGACTGGAAGCCGATCAACTTCCTGTACTCACGCGCGTTGATGCTCAACGCGTTATTGACGCATTCGAGGTACTTGCGGCGGATCGCGTTGCCTCAGGACTCTGGTCTGTGCGCGTGGCTGTGGTATCGACAGAAAGAACTGGCAGCACGGACGACGACCCTTTTGACGCGCAGCCGGTAGGCAAGACAGAGTCAGAAGTCGCGGCCCTCCTGAAGCGGCACCCGAACGACGGAGCGAGCTACGACCACTGGTTCCGCGTGCTGTGCGGCGTACACCACGAACTGGGCGACGCGGGCCGCGAGCTGGCGTACGCGTGGTCGGCGGCTTGCGCCAAGCATTCAGACGAGAAGTTCGACAAAACATGGGCTTCGCTTGGCAGCTACAAGGGCCGGATGAGCACCTTGCGGTCTGTCATGGCGGGTGCTGCGAAGGAGTTGCCAAATTCCGGAGCCAGGCCAGAAGCCGCGCGTCCGTGGCAAGTCTTCCCAGACGATGAGTTTTCTTTCGATTTCCATACAGAATGGCTGATTGATGACGTCCTGCCGCAGGCGGACCTCGCGGTCATCTACGGCGCCTCGGGTTCAGGCAAGACGTTCTTTGTGCTCGACATGGTCGCGGCCGTCGCTCGCGGCGTCAGATGGCGCGAGAACGAGACAAAGCAGTCAGGTGTCGTCTACATATCGGCAGAAGGCGCCGGAGGCTTCCGAACACGCGTGGCGGCCTACCGCAAGCATCATGAGATAGCCGGCCCGCTGTTCGGGGTCATGCCTGCCGCCCCAAACCTGCTGTTTGACGACGACGTCGCTGGCGTGGTCTCCGAGATCCGCGCATTCGGAACCGTCGGTCTTGTCGTGATCGACACGCTTGCCGCCACGATGCCAGGCGGCGAGGAGAACTCAGGCAAGGATATGGGCCGGGCGGTAGCCAATTGCAAACTGATCGCGCAGCAGACCGGCGCCATGGTCGTGCTCATCCACCACAGCGGGAAGGATGAAGCCAAAGGCGCGCGCGGCTGGTCAGGCCTTCGCGCGGCCGCCGATGTGGAGATCGAGATCACGCGCGATGAAGACTCGCGCGGCGCACGGGTCACGAAACAGAAGGACGGAGAAGACGGCAATCCGTTCGCATTCCGACTTCAGGTCGTGCCGCTCGGGTTTCGCGCCACGGGCAAGGAGATCACCTCGTGCGTGGTCGTCGACAACGAAGAGATGCCCGGCAAGGTCAAGCCGAGGGCCGGCGGCGCGGTCCAGCGTCTTGTTTCCGACATATACGCAGACAAGGCACCGCTCGGCGGAGAAGGGCTAACCATTGAGGAATTAGTTCAGGAAGTGCTAGCTGCGGATCCGGGCAAGAGAGGCGCAAACATCCGTCGCGCGATTTCGGACATGCTCAAACGTGATTTCTTCGTAATGAAAGCGGACAAACTGGTGTACTTTTAGCTGCTCAACTTGCTCAATTTACTTTTTGAGCAAATTGAGATTTAAGCAAAAAGCCCCGATTTTACTGCTCAATCTGCTCAACTCCCTTTAGGGTTGAGCAGTTGAGCAAGGGGATTGACGATTTGAGCAGTTACATTTGTTAAGGAGTTGCAGAAATGTTTTTGAGGCTCACAACGATAGACGGTCCCGTGCTTATCAACCTAGACGAAGTTAAGGCAATCGTCCCGTACTGCGAAGAGGAAGTTACCGGATGCGACTTGTGGTGGAAGGATCACGTCAAGGACGGGATAAGCAGCCGCATCGGTGACGGGTGTACCTGGGTTGAAGAAGAGTTTGAAACGATCTGCGAAATGCTGGCGAGAGGTCACGCATGATCAGAAACGATTCAGTTCTCTGCGCAGGCTGTGGCAGGGAATTCACGATGCCTCTCGTGGAGATGGTGAGGCGCAGGCACCGATGGTGTGATGAGTGTTTGCGGATTGCGGATCAGAAGCTACAGGAGGCTGTACAGCGGGCTGCGGAGCACGGGGAGATAGCGGAGGACCAGCGGTAGGTGAAACGGGCTCACAGAGCCCGTTTTCGTTAGTGCAGGGGAGCGAAGCCGATCACGAGTCCGGGCTTCGCGTCGATCATTTCATCCCGGTTCCGGAATCCGAGGCGCAAAGCCAAAGCATCGGCCGCGCTTTCCAGATCGGGGCCCTCGTCACAGGCGAAGCTGGCGCCGGTCCAGATGTCGCCGGGATAGAGAACGACGTAGGTGGTCATTGCAGGCAGATCCTCGAATAGTCGACAGTGCGACGGATGACCCAATGGCGCTTCAGCTCAGGCATCCACGGATCGTAGCATGCGACCTCCATGTAGCCGCCAGCGAGTAACACGATTTCGGTATGCATTTCAGGTCTCCGTTTGGTGTGACTCCACTATAGCAGTTGCAAAATGGAAGTCAACAGCGAGTTGGAAAAATTCTCCAGTTTGCGTATGGCAAAACGATTTGCTATTTGCATTATGGTCGCGCGTGCGTTCAGGTCGAGGCTTTTGAATCCTGTGCTAACGGTCAGGATTTGCGGTTTGGATTGCGAAATGAGGTGGTGTGCGGGCCTCCAAAACATCGATCGCGGGTCGCGTCGCGCCGGGAAGCGGTTGCGCACGGCCCAGTTCGAGTGCTCTAGAGGAGATCGAACTGATAGTATAAGTCATTGATTCTAAAGGAAATTTGAGGTTTCCGAAAAGAGAGATGCCCCCAAAGGTACCCCCACGCTGCGGGGGCACCGGGGCCAGTTGATAGTGATTCGCATTTCGGGCTAGGGTTTACCCTAACTCTGGGAACCCTGGCCCACCCCGCCGGACGGGGTGCCAAATTTTGGGGAAGCCTTTCCCGAACCGCGAACCGGAAAAACATCGATGGGCTATACTGGCGCGGAATTCCAGTTCACGAACAGAGGCGCGCCATGGCATCCAACGGCTACATCACGAATTTGCTGAAAGGGAACTACCAGCCTGATTTCCTGATCGCGGCCGGCGCGGGGCTGATCGCAGGTGTCAACGTGGTGGGAGCGGTAGGGCACGCGGCGGCACTGGCGACCACAGGGAATTACGACTGCTACGGCAACGCGACGGCGGTTCCGCTCTACCCTTACCTCGCAGCGGCCAGCACCCTGAACCTGAGTTCGAGTTCAGCAAACGATACGGCGATTGCGGGCTCAGGCGCCCGGGTCGTGTTCGTGACGGGACTGGATGCGAACTACAATCCGGTCAGTGAGAACGTGGCTCTCAACGGTGTAACGCCGGTGAACACGGTGAACGCCTATCTGCGGGTGAACAACGCCTACGTGGTCGTGTCAGGAGCGTTCGGCAACACCAACGCCGGCAACATATCGCTGGTCGCGAACAGTAACAGCGCGAACCTCGGGATTATCCGCACGGGCTTTGGCCGGGTAGCGAACGCGGTGTACACGGTCCCGAACGGATTTGTCGCGGTCGTGGCTTCCCTTGAGGCGTCGGTGAGCGGAGGCGCGGCGTTCACCGCAGGCGTGGCGCGGGCCGACAACTCGAATACGCTGGTCGCGCAGACAGGCGCGATGAACGTGGGCAATGTGTTCAGCATCACGGCGACGTCGCCGTTTGAGGAAATCATTCCGGGTAACGTGATCCTGCCCCAGCACACCGATATCTCGCTGCGTATCCCCGTGGTCGGGCAGGCGGCGACGACCGTCGATGGCGTGATCCATATCGTGAACATTTCCAGTTCGTATCTGGCCTGATGGGCCTGACTTCCGCTGCCACGCTGCGGATCATCAGCGAGGATCGCGCGCTCGCAAGCGCGATGGTGTTCCCGCACCGGCATCCGCAGGCCAGTCCCCCGTTCCACGTCGAGATACTGGACCTGTGGCGCGCGAAGGATGAGTTTGTCCTGATCGAGGCTTTCCGCGAGGGCGCGAAGTCAACGCTCTCCGAGGAGCACCTGCTGCTCGAAGCCTGCTTTGGCAACTTTGGGTACTGCATCATCTTCGGTGAAACGTACACCAAGGCCTGCCAGCGGCTCGAAGCCATCAAGTTTGAAGCCGTGAAGAACATGAAGATTCTCACGCTGTTCGGCAAGCAGAAGCTGGCCGGCAACGTGTGGAATGAAAACCAGATCGAACTGGCAAACGGTGTGATGATCGAGGCCCACGGGTGGGAGGAGGAGATACGGGGTTTCAAGTGGCATGACCTGCGGCCCGACCGCGCGTACCTTGACGACATCGAGAACAAGGAGCGGGTGAAGGACTCGAGCGCGGTCAAGAAGACCATGAACAAGATCTACCTTGAACTGATGCCCGCGATGGACAAGGAGAAAGGGAAGATCCGGGTGACCGGTACGCCACTCGCGGAAGACTGCATGATCACGCGGTTGAGGGCCAACCCTGACTGGACCGCGCGCAGTTATCCGATATGCGATGGCGATATCGACGACCCGGCAACCGTTGCGCTGTGGCCGGAGCGCTATCCGATGGAATGGGTGCGCAAGAAGCGGGATCAGGCGGCGCGCGCGGGAGAGTTGCGCGGGTTCCTTCAGGAGTACATGCTGCTGGCAATTGGCAGTCAGGACAAACCTTTTGTATCGGAGCACATCCGTGAAACTGCACTTGACCCCGTGGCATGGCTTCCCAAGACCCTTATTGTGGACCCTGCTCGTACTGCTAACATCAGTTCTTCTGATAGAACTGGCCGCGTTGTGCTATCTCGTTTCGGCACACGCATTTACGTCCACGCCAGTTCAGGCGAGTACTGGAAGCCCGACGAAATCATCCGGGATTGCTTTGAAACCTCAAGGCGGTTTGATGCCGCTACTGTGGCGATAGAGAAGAATTCGCTGGATGAGTGGCTGCTCCAGCCGATGCGCGCGGAGATGCTGCGGCGCGGTGAGAGTCTGCCACTGAAGCCGATCAGCGCACCGCAGGACCGTTCGAAAGAGCAGTTCATCATGGGCCTGCAACCGTTCTTCGAAGCCGGGGACATTGTGCTGGTGGGCGGCACCGGCCAGCATCAGCAA